GGTCATTTTTACCTGTTTTAGTTATAGGTATATTTGGCACCAATGCAAACACGGAAACAGACGGTACTTCGGCTACTAACATATTAGCATTGTACTAATGTTTATTGGAAACACCAATACGATTCCAAGTATTGTAAATTTACCAGGCCAAGGTGGAGGAGCTCCTTTTCAAAGTACTGAGAAGTTTTTGTTTGATGGAAACGATGGTTTTTTAAGATCAACAACATTTACTAATTATAGATTTACTGACGAACTTTCAATATCTTGCTGGGTAACTTTTGGCGATACAATAACTGCTGGAGATCCAACAACGTTTAGAAACTTCATGATTGTAGATCAAGCTAATTCAAGCTTTTCTCAGGGTTATTCTTTATATGTAACTCGTCTAGCTAATGGTAATGCTTTACTTAGGTTTCAAATAGGTAAAGGAACTACTGATAATACAAATGGAAGAGCTCAAATACGAATTGATAATATAAGTGGAATTAATCCTAATAAAGTATTTTTAATAGTAGCTTCTTATTTTAATTCAACCACTGCTCCAAACAACGTGTGTAAAATTGAGTTAAAAGGAGTTGGTGTAGATTTAAGTAATGCTAAAACACCTGCTTCTGGTGCTATAGCTTACAGTAATTTAACTAATGCTTTTTGCATAGGAAACACTTCACCTGTAGGAAATGTAGAGTTTGATGGAAGTATTGATGAAGTTGGTGTTTTTAATAAACGCTTGATTAATTCAAATACTAATGATATATTTAACTGGAATCAAAACGGCAATTTACAAGCCTATAGTCAAGCTAATAATCTTAATCTAGCTGCTTGGTATCGTATGGGTGAAAACGCAACTTATGCACCTAATACTACAACTTATGACATACTTGCAGAAAATGACGATTTTATAATAACTGAAGATGGTATAAGTGTAGTAACTGAAAATTTTGTAGAAAATTTAGGAGTATGGACAATTAAAAGTGCTACAAATTTAAGTGATACTACTAAATACCTAGTATCCTCTAGATCTACTGATACTACAATTGGATTTTTACCTCTTACAGCAAGACAACAACCCGGCTTACCGCCACCAACATAAAATAATAAAAAATGGCAAATAAGAAATTTTCAGCATTTATAGATCAAGACATGACTGCTAGTTCAGAACTAGTAGGTTTTGATGGTACTACAAATACAAGATATGATATAACTAAATTACAAGCAGGTTTAAGTATTGTTACAAAAAGACGATTTATAACAACTGCAGTATTCAGAAATTTATTTGGTTCTGGATCTCCTATAACAGGTACTGCTGATTTGGCACAGTTTGGTTATGTATCAACTGAAAATAATCCATCTTTGTTTATAGCAACTAGCGATATAAAATTAATAAAAATAGGATTTAAATGGTTAGGTGACGATACAACTTCAGGAATTGATTCTGGGGATTCTTGGGAAATATTTGCTTATCCATTAACAAGTGCCAATCTAAACGCAGACGCTGCGGCTAGTTATGGTTCAGGTACCACAACGGGTATAAAATTAGATCAGAATGATAATGGGACTTATCCTGGTAAAACAAATACTTTAACTTCACCTATATCAATGTCAGCTGGACAGATGTGGGCTTTTGCTGGCGTAGAAACTGGAGTTATTGGAACAGCTCAAGCCGAAGCTATCATATGGTTAGAATTTGAAGAAGCATAAAAACAAATAACAATTAAATTTAATAAAATGACAACAAAGAAAAAAGTAACTAAAAAAGAGTTACAACAAATACAAGATCAACAAACTCAATTAAATGCTTTACAAAATAATGTAGCTGTATTAGAACTGAGGAAATTAGAATATGTTGATGAAGTAAGAAAAACCGCTAAAGAAATTGGTAAGTTAAAAAAGAAACTTGAAAAAAAATACGGAAGCGTTAATATAAGTTTAGAAACAGGAGAGATAACACCTATTGAAAATGAGCAAGATAATACGGAAAATTAGTATTGGCTCAGATTATAAAAATGATGCTATGCATTATTCAGTAAGTCAAGAGGTTTATGGAGGACATATTATTAGTGATATACTTTATGAAGAGCAAGACGAGTCTTATAATATATTTATAGCTAAAGACAACGAAGTTTTACCTTGGAAAAAGTTTAATAAAAATATGTCTATTGCGGTTGAGTACGATTTAAAATATTAATGAAAAGTCTGTATAGTTTTATTGTTAAACCTTTAAACAATAGGTATAACAATGAAAAAAAAATAGGTGATAAAACACTTATTATTAATACCACAATAGAAAACCACCGATTTGTGAGCAAAGAGGCAGTTGTTGTTTCGGTGCCAGCTGCTTATAGCTCACCAATTAAAGTCGGGGACAAATTACACGTTCATCATAATTTATTTAGAGTATGGTATGACCAAAAAGGTAATATAAGAAATAGCTCTACATATTTTAAAGATGACTTATACTTTTGCTCTATTGATCAAATATATATGTATAATAATAAATGTAATTTAAACTATTGTTTTGTAAAACCTATTTTAAATAAAGACATTTTAAGCACAGAAAAAGAACAACCTAATGTTGGTATAATAAAATATAGCAATAAGTTCTTAGAGTCCATTAAAATAACACCTGGAACGCTTATTACGTTTACACCAAACTCTGAGTTTGAATTTATTATAAATAATGAGCGTTTGTATTGTATGAAATCTAATGATATAGCCCTTACTCATGAATACGAAGGAAACGAGAAAGAATATAATCCAAGCTGGGCGTAAGGCAGTAAACGAGTTAATTAAAGTAGCTGAAGAGGAAATTATTACAGAAACAGGTAATGATGATCTAGCAGCTGACAGACTTAAAAATGCCGCTGCTACTAAAAAGCTTTGTATAATGGATGCTTTTGAAATACTACAGCGTATTGAGGAAGAAGAAAATACTTTAAAAGGTTTAGATAAACCTAAAGAAGTAAAATCATTTAAGGGCTTTGCAGAAGGGAGAAGTAAATGATTTACGAACAAACCCTCTGGAAAGAATTAAAAGATGTTGTAAATCCTAAAATATTATCTAAAAATAATAGATATAAAAAATGGGATTATGGCTATAATAAAGATTATGATTTTATAGTAATAAGCAAAACAGGTAAAATTGGACAGATCATTGAAATACAAAATCTCCGCATCGCTTTACCAGCAACAGATGAACCGTATAAACGAAGCAAAAATAAAGCGGAACAGTATTGGGAAAGATTTGAATACCCAAAAGAATTACAAAGAATTAAAACAAGATTTGACTGGGAAGATCACCCTTTAAGCTTTAAAGAAAAATGGTATGATTACATTGATCAAGAATTTAAACGTAGAGAAGAAGGTTTTCATTTCTTCAATTGTGGCGATCCTGTATATATTACTGGTTCTCATTACATGTACTTGCAGTGGTCAAAAATTGACGTTGGAGCCCCTGACTATAGAGAAGCTAATAGACTCTTCTTTATATTCTGGGAAGCATGCAAAGCAGACGCAAGATGTTACGGTATGTGCTACCTCAAAAACAGACGAAGTGGATTCAGTTTTATGTCAAGCGCGGAACTTGTTAATCAAGCTACAATATCTTCCGATGCTAGATTCGGCATACTTTCCAAAACTGGTGCCGATGCCAAAAAAATGTTCACAGATAAAGTTGTGCCCATATCCGTTAACTATCCATTCTTTTTTAAACCCATTCAAGACGGTATGGACCGGCCAAAGACTGAGCTGGCTTATAGAGTTCCAGCCGCGAAGCTTACTCGTAGAAAGCTCCAAGAAAATATTAAAGAACTAGAAATAGAAGGATTAGATACTACTATTGACTGGAAAAACACTGGTGACAACTCATACGATGGTGAAAAGCTAAAGCTATTAGCACACGATGAAAGTGGCAAATGGGAAAGACCTGATAATATATTAAATAACTGGAGGGTTACAAAAACTACATTACGTCTAGGTTCAAGAATCGTAGGTAAATGTATGATGGGTAGTACTTCAAATGCTTTAGACAAAGGTGGAGACAACTTTAAAAATTTATACAACGCTTCAGACGTTACTAAAAGAAATAGAAACGGACAAACAGCTTCTGGACTCTATAGCTTGTTCATACCTATGGAGTGGAACTACGAAGGATTCATTGATACTTTCGGATCACCTGTCTTCGTTAGAGAACAAAATTCAGTCAAAGGTATTGACGGCACGGAAATTGAAACAGGAGTTATCCAACACTGGAAAAACGAAGTAGAAGGACTAAGAGACGATCAAGATACTTTAAATGAATATTACAGGCAGTTTCCAAGAACAGAAGCTCACGCGTTTAGAGATGAATCTAAACAAGCTTTGTTTAATTTAACTAGAATATACCAACAGATAGATTACAACGAAGAATTAAATAATCAAGCAAATATAACTCAAGGTAATTTTCAATGGGCAAATGGTATTAAAGACACTAAAGTTTTGTTTTTACCAAATAGCAACGGCAGGTTTTTAATCTCTTGGGTACCAAAAAATAATTTGCAAAATAATGTTTTAAATAAAGATGGTATTAAATATCCTGGTAATGAGCACGTTGGTGCGTTTGGATGTGATAGTTACGATATTAGTGGCACTGTTGATGGCCGCGGTAGTAAAGGAGCACTTCATGGATTAACTAAGTTTTCCATGGAAGACGCGCCACCTAACAGCTTTTTTTTAG